CAGCTCGTGCGCCACCTTGATGATGGCCTGCTGCGCACGCTTTGTCATGGCGCAGCGCTGGCAGGTGGCCAGGATGCGCGCTGCGGTCTCGTGGTGGCCGAGGCTGTGGAAGTCGCGTGCCTTCTCGATCTCGCGCTGTTGTGTCTTGTTCATGCTGTCAGCTCCTTGCTGGTTGGTTAAGGTGGTCACATCTTACCACGAAGTCCCACAATCAATGCAACTAGGGACAAACCCTAGATCGATGTGATCTCCACATCATGCGGCCTGCGCTTGCCATCGAGCAGGTCGTGCAGTCGTTTTTCGGTCAATCTGTGGCATCGAATCATCACCCGAGCAGGCAACACTTCCAGAAGGGTGGCATAGTCGCTCAAAAGGGCGCGTACAGCCTGAATTCCAGACCCATCCATACGAATGGTGCCACCGGCCCTGTTTCGCTTGCCAGCGACCGCCAAAGCGGTAATGGCATCCATCAGCAGACCACCAGAATCCTCGCAGACCTTCATGTCGAGCACCAGCGTCTCCATGAGGTTGACTGCATCGGAAACCACACGCCAGTCGTCCGTGGTGGGTGTTGGCGCTGTCTCCATTGCATTCAAACCACCGTACATCATGGTGAGCTGATGCGTGCGGTGCGCAACAGGCAATGGCTCAGTTGGACTGGCCATCATCTCGTCCATGATGGTGTAGTACTTCCTCCGCAGCTGGCGCTTCTTTTTTTGCATCAATAGCCTCTCCAGATGCGCACATCCACCAGCCACAGCGAGACAAAAAACTCGCCACCAGAAAAGCCAATGCCAAACACCGGCCACTTGTGCATCAGCGTCTCGATGCTGATGTGAATCTGCTTTTTTATCACTTGACCTCCTGTGCTTGCTGGCGCTCCATCTCCATCTTGACGCAGTGCAGAATCTGCGCGGCCAGAGTGCGCGTGTTGCGCTCGGCCATCTTGCGCAGCTCACGCTCGATGTCAGCAGGCAGCCTGATGGTCATGTAGCGATCTTTGATTTTTGAGGTGCTCATGATGCCTCCGATGGACGCTCAACATATTCTGTCGCTGGGGTGTAAGGAAATGTGACTGGCACCATGCTTTCGCGATTGGTGTAGTAGGACTTGTGCTTCTCGCCAGTCTCTTTATCGGTATGCCAATCGTAAAAAACAATACCGTCTATGTCATAGGCTTGGCCATCAAAGCGATCAGCCTGTTTAAAAACACGGCTGCAACGTTTGTTTTGGAAAACGCCTTCACTAGCCTCATGCCATTCCCAGTCCTCGCCTGTCAGTGGAACCAAGGGCAAGTACATGGCCAGCTTTCTGAACACGTTCACTGCGTAAGGAGCAGAACTTCCAGAATGTCCCTCATCAGCAAATACGTCCAACAGCTTTAACACGTGCTTGCAAATTGCTTCTTGCATCTCATCGTAGTACTTGCCATCGTCGTCAAGCCAGCCAGCTGCGCGAAACTCCATCAAAGCATGCTTGTGAATGTTGTTCATAAATTGTCCTTGTGTTGGTTGAAAAAGGCCTGAAGTTTGCCCTTGGCATCATCAGCACCTTTTCCCACTATACAACAGAATCTCACACTTTCAAGATATGCAATCCAGTCTTTCTGCTCGGCACTTATGCTGCCACCCTTGCTGCGCTTCATCTCAACCCAAAGCCCCCAAGCAGGAATGAACAGATCAGGCACGCCAGAAGAAACACCCTCGGCCTTCAAGCGGCCTGCTGTGGCCTTGCTGCGCGCGCCACCATTGGGGATGGCAAAGATACGCACGCCTGGCCAGGTCTGGTGAAACCAGCGCACCAGCTCGCGCTGCTCCTCGTGCTCGGTTGGGATACGGTCTGGCGTGCTCAAAACGGTATCTCCTGAATCCACTCGTCGCAGGCATCCACCGACGCTGCAAACTCATCTGGCGGCCGCATATCAAATTTGCGGCAATGGCCTGATTCGTCATATTCGTCACAAGTAAAACAGCACTTAGGTGGTCCAGCCTGCACCCACTCACGCCACTGGATCAGGAACCCTGGTTCTTGTGGTCTCATGCCCATCTCCTTCTCATCACTCTGAAAAATTTGCCGTCGCGCTTGAACTCAATGCTGCGCGGTGGCTGCGTTTGATTTAAGTTGGCTACCATCTCCTCCAGCGACCTGACGTTCAGGCCTCCTGGAGCGATCTGGCCATGCTCAGCCATCGCCACGAGCTGTTGCATGGCTCTCTGGCCGGCGTATCCTTCATGCAAGATTGGCAGGTACTCGGTGATTGATGGATCGCTCAGGCCACCGTAGTACGTCACTGCAATCATCTCCTTGCCGCTGGCGCGGCTGATGTGCTTGCGCCAGGTCCAGCCGGTGACATCAAGGTCGATGCCTTCCAGGCCCATGATGTCGTCCTGGCGCAGCTCCAGCTTGCGCTTTGCAGGCTCAGGGAAGGCATGGCCACAGGCCGAGCATACGCGCGCTGCAATGGCGCACAGCTCGCCACAGTTGTCGCAGACCTTCACTGGTGCCTCGCCATTGCCTTCGCCTGCTTTTTGCCCAGGCTGCACGGCCGTGATCGGACCATGCGTGGCCACAACACCAGCAAAGTCCAGCACCAGGCAATGATCGGTGTGGCTCTTGACCCGCATGCCGCGGCCTGCCATCTGCACATAGAGGCTGGCGCTCATGGTCGGGCGCAGCATGGCGATCAGGTCGATATCTGGATAATCAAAGCCAGTGGTCAGCACGTTGGCATTGGTCAAAGCGCGCAGCCGGCCAGACTTGAAGTCGGACAGGAGACGCTCGCGCTCCTTCTTCGGTGTCTCGCCAGTCACGCAGGCTGAAGGGATGCCGTGGATCGTGCTCAGGACAAAGGCCACAGCCTCAGCGTGCTTAACACCAGCGCAGAAGAAGAGCCACGCCTTGCGCTCGCCTGCCAGCTCGATCACCTCCTGCACCACGGCCAGGTTGTTGGCGTCGGTGTTGACCGCGGCCTGCAGCTCGGCCTCGATGAACTCACCACCACGCTTGTGGACGCCAGATGTGTCCAGTTTGGCCTTGGTGACCTTGCTGCGTAGCGGTGCCAGATAGTTCTTGAAGACCAGCTCCTCGATGCTGACCGGCTCGATCAGGTCGTCAAACAGCGCAGGCTTGTCGGTGATCAGGCCGTGGCCCAGGCGGTATGGCGTGGCCGTCAGGCCCACAACCCGCAGCGCAGGATTGATGGACTTCAGCTCGCCAAGCAGCTTGCGGTATCCACCTTCGTCCTTGTGATTGACCAGGTGGCACTCGTCAATGATCACCAGATCGATGTGGCCAAGTTCCTTCGCCTTGTTGCGTACCGACTGGATGCCGGCAAAGGTAATTGGCTCACCGAGCTGCTTCTTGCCAATGCCAGCGCTGTAAATGCCCATCGGCGCGCCTGGCCAGTGCCAACGCATATTGTCAGCATTTTGCTCAATCAGCTCCTTGACGTGCGTAAGCATCAACACGCGCGTTTCTGGCCAATTCTGGATTGCCTCTTTGCACAGCGCAGCCACGATGTGGCTCTTGCCGGAGCCGGTTGGCAGCACCAGGCATGGATTACCGCGGTGGCCAGCCTCGAACCAGACATAAAGCTGATCAATGGTGCGCTGTTGGTAGTCACGCAGCATTAGTTTTGCCTCTTACTTTGTACTGTTTCTTGCCGACCATTCTGAAGTCCATCCGATTTTGTTTGCAGAAGTCAATCAGCGAAGTTGAAGCTGCAGCCTGGCTCATGCCAAACGACTCGTGGGGCACTTCATACAAATAAAACCAGTCTCTGTTTTTGGCCCATTCAAAAAGCATGTCTCGTTTTTTCATCCCACAATCCTTGCGTCAAAAGTCTTGCGCAACTCTTCGACATACTCGTCGCCCAGGCTGCACATCTTTGGGTTGGCCAGAATTTCGCGGCTGGTGTAAACGTGCGCGTCGCCTTCACCGTTGGCCACGTCTCGGCCTTCGATGACGTAGACGGCCGTCCACTGGTCCAGGCCGTCCTTGCGCTCCCAGGGCACCAGGTCAGGGTGCAGGACATGGCTGTCGCAAGCCTGGCGCTGGAACTCCACCGGAATGCCATCTGCGTCGTGGCGCTCGCAGCGCCAGGTGCTGTCTGCCTTGGCCGTGCTGTGCGCGCAGGTGCGGCAGTTGACGTGCTTGGTGGTCTTGGTCTCGTGGCAGAACTCGTGCGCATCGCAGAACTTGCACTGATACCAGCTCGGGTCGGTGCTGATGGGCGGCGGCATGCGGTCTGATGTGGCCAGGTAATGGCCACGCCTGATGAACTTCTCGGCCACCTCCTTGTCGTAGCGCACTCGCTCGGTGTAGATGCGGTCGTCGTCCTTGCAGACGGCCACATACAGTGCGCGGTCGATCTCGGTGCCGTGCATGTAGAGCTGCATCTGGACCCAGTGCTCTGGCTTGCTGTCGGCCACTCCCTTCTTCTCCAGGTCGGCAAACGACTTGGCGCTGTGGGTTTTGAACTCAGCAATGTGGCGTTTCTT